ACTAATTTATCTAATGATATTAGAATATCAGTATCATTTAACTTTTTACAAAAATCTTTGATGATATGAGTAATTTTACAAAAGAAAAATATAGTGTCGTAAAATCTGCAATATCTTACGAATTAGCAAATTTTATATTTAACTATCAGTTGTTGAGAAGACAAGCAGTTGCATATATGTATGAATACAATATTGCTATAGATAATGGACATTATGGTACATGGAGAGATAAACAAGTTCCCAATGTATATTCAGAATATGCTGATAATGTAATGGAGACATTGTTGATGAAAGTTCTACCTATTGTAGAAAAAGAAACACAACTAGAAGTGATACCAACATATTCTTATACAAGAGTATACGAAAATGGTTCTGAATTGAAAAGGCACAAAGATAGACCGAGTTGTGAAATATCTGCAACTCTACATTTAGGAGGAAATATGTGGTCTATTTTTATGGAAGGTTCTAAGGTTGATTTAAATATAGGTGATTTACTTATATACTCAGGTTGTGAGCTAGAACATTGGAGAGAACCTTTCGAGGGGGATTTATGTGGGCAAGTGTTTTTACACTATAATAAAACTGAAGGAGAATTTGCAAATAACAATTTATTCGATGGTAGACCTTTGTTAGGTTTACCGAGTGTGTGCAAAAATAAAGTTAATAAATTTTAAGGAACTAGATAATGGGATTAGAAACAGGAACATATATAGACAGTCTTAATAGCTCAAACCCTACAGCTACAGATGCTGTATCAGAGGGTGATGATCATTTAAGACTTATAAAATCAACAGTCAAAGCTACATTTCCTAATTTGAGTAATGCAGTTACATCGACACATACAGAATTAAATTTACTAGATGGTGTTACAGCAAACACTACAGAACTTAACTATGTAGATGTTGCAACACTTGGTACTGTAGAAGCATCAAAAGCTGTTACAGCAGATGCCAACAAAGACATTACAGGTGCAAGAAATTTAACTATTACAGGTGCATTGTCAGCAGGTAGTGGATTGATAACATTAGCAGATGTCTACCCTGTAGGTTCTATTTATATCAATGCAGCAGTATCGACAAATCCTGCAACATTACTTGGTTTCGGAACATGGGCAGCATTTGGTACTGGTCGTACTATGGTGGGTATAGATGCAAGTCAAACAGAGTTTGATACACTAGAAGAAACTGGTGGTTCAAAAACTCATACACTTACAACATCTGAATTACCATCACACACTCATAACAATCCATCAGGTATTTTACCTGCACCTAACTCGAATGATGTGGATGTAACAGGTGGTAATGGTAGAACTTTAGGAAATAATGTGGCAACAGATGCTACTGGTGGTGGTTCTGCTCACAACAACTTGCAACCATATATCGTGGTATATATGTGGAAAAGAACAGCATAGTAGAGACATACAATATTAGTAATTCTTTTCTTAATGAAGCAGAAAAGATAGTTACAAGGTCTAACATAAATTTTATTTATGACAGAAAAACTAGCAGGGGCGAGATAACAGACCCAAATGTTATAGACAAAGGACAGATAATACATCATTTGTATTACAACCAAAAACCACAATCAGAACATTACGAATTTTTTAGGACTGTTTTTGATGAAACAAAAATACCTGTAAAACAAATGTTAAGAATGAAAATCAATGTTACTTTTCCATTGATAGGGTATAGAGAGCATAATCATCAAATGTGTCACCAGGATATCAACAATCCTGAACAAAGACCTGATCTTAGATTTAAGTCTTTGATTGTGTATATAAACGAGTCTGATGGAGATACCATGTTCTTCGAGGACAATAAAATAATAAAAAGAATAAAACATGAAAGAGGTAAAGGAATTTTGTTTGACTCAGGACTTACACACGCAGGACAAAATCCCATGAACAATGACTCAAGAATAGTTTTGAATACAATATTTGTATCAGGAGATTAATAATGGCAGTATTTCAAGCCCCTCCTCCGAAGGGTTTAATAAAAGATGTAAACAATACAATCATACCTTTTGAGTTTTACTCAGAAGCATCGAATGTAAGGTTTGCTGATAGTGCTGCAAAAAAGATACAAGGACACGATCAGGTATTTGGTACACCAACAGTTGCTCCATATTTTGTATTAAACTGGTCTTATGATGTAAACTCATATTGGTTTTATGCAGGTACTGCAAAAATTTATAGATTAAGTGGCACATCAACGCACACTAATTTTACAAGGTCATCAGGTGGTGATTATTCAACAAACTTAGCTACAGTCGGCAACTGGACAGGAACGATATACAATGGTCTTCCCATACTATGTAATGGCATAGATGACCCACAATGTCTAGCTACTACAGGTGCGAGTAACTTTAGTGATTTAACAAATTGGCCCTCGAACACAACTTGTAAGACTATAAAAGCATTTGGTAATTATCTTATGGCTCTTAATCTTACAGAAAGTGGCACAAACTTACCTAATAAAGTTAGATGGGGCGATACAGCAGAAGATTTTAACTTTCCATCTACATGGACAGCAGCAGCAACCAATGATGCAGGTGCAGTAACTATAGGTGATGAAGCAGATGAGATTATAGATGGTCTTGCACTTAAAGAATCATTTATTATTTACAAAGGCAACTCTACTTGGATTGCTAACTATATAGGTGGTAACCTCGTATTCAGTTTTAAAAAGTTATTTAACGATACAGGAATATTGACTAGAAACTGTGTGCAAGAGTTTGAGGGAAAGCATTTTGTTTTAACTCAAGGTGACATCATAGTACACAATGGTGTATCTAAACAGTCAGTTGCAACCAATGCTGTCAAGAAGCACTTGTTCGAAGATATTAATAGTAGTTATTACCAACTAACTTTTGTAACACATAATGTGCAAAAGTCTGAGATGTGGATATCTTATCCCAGTTTAGGTTCTCAGTTTTGTAACAAAGCATTAATTTATAACTATGTAAACAACAGTTTTACATTTAGAGATTTACCTGACATTTACCATATAGGACCAGGTATTGTTGATCCTGGTGCTACAACAAACACATGGAATACACAGTCAGGTACATGGACTACTACAGCAGGTACTTATGGTGACAGATTGTTCAACCCTACAGAAAGAAGTATTCTGTTTGCAGGTACAAGCGATACTAAACTGTATCGTGGAGACTTTGGGCAACAGTTTGACAATGAAAACTTTATTACAACAGTAGAAAGAAAAGGACTGACTCTTGATGGTAACAACAATACTGTTAAACAGGTTAGAAAACTAACACCAAGAGTTAAAGGCACAGGTACAGTAAACATATCTG